ATTACGGATTAATCCAGCACCAGCTCAGCAGTCAATTATTATTCAGGAGCCTCTGAGCTATGAGTCCAACGTGCTGCGGAACCGGCTTTGGTATCGCGGTGATCCGTCGGAGCTGGACCAGTTTTACAAACAGCTTGCCACTGCGACAGGTGATGGCGTGGCAAGATCGCGTTTTTGGGCTGCAGTGCCCTCCGCAGACCTCCAGATCCGCAAGATCCACAGCGGTCTGCCGGCGCTGATCGTCGACCGGATCACGGATATCGTGACGGCTGACTTCGATGGGATAGAGCTGGAGAACGAGGACCAACTGCGGCGGTGGGAAGAAATCAGCGAAGACAACCGGTTCCCGGAGCTGCTGGGAGAGAGCGTGGCGGAAACGCTTGTTGCCGGCGATGGAGCCTTCAAGCTGGTTGTCGATCCGGAAGTCTCGCCGTTGCCGATCATCGAATTCTACAGTGGTGAGCGCGTCGAATACAGGCAAGTCCGCGGCCGGCTGCAGGAGATCATGTTCCTGTCGGAATACGTCCACCGCGACAAGACGTACCGGCTGGAGGAAACATACGGCCGCGGCTACATCCGGACGCGCCTCGTTGGCGAGGACGGAAAGGAAGTGCCACTCGGAACAGTGCCGGAGACGGCGAAGTTGGTGCCCGAGGTGACATACGCCGGCGACTTCATGATGGCAGTGCCACTGCGGTTTTTCAAGAGCCCGAAATGGCCCGGCCGTGGGAAGTCGATCTTCGAGGCAAAGGCTGACAGCTTCGACGCGCTGGACGAGGTTATCAGCCAGTGGATCGATGCGATCCGGGCCGGCCGCGTCCAGAAGTACATTCCGGAGGATCTGATTCCGCGTGATCCGAAGACCGGTGCGACCCTGCGACCGAACCCGTTCGACAACCAGTTTATCAAGATCGGGACCGTGATGGCTGAGGAAGCAAAAGGGCAGATTACTACAGTTCAACCGCAAATACTGTACGAAGCGTTTGTCGAGTCGTATGCAAACGCTCTGGACATGTGCCTGCAGGGGATCATCAGCCCGGCGACGCTCGGCATTGATCTGAAAAAGACCGACAACGCCGAGGCGCAGCGCGAGAAGGAAAAGACGACGCTCTACACGCGCGGCAAGATCATCGATGCGCTGAACGAGGTGATCCCGCGGCTCGTTGACGTGACGCTGAAAGTCCAGGACACCATGCAGCGCCGCGCCCCGGGCGAATACGAGGTGTCGATCAAATTCGGCGAGTACGCTTCCCCTGACTTTGACACGGTGGTGGAGACGGTCGGCAAAGCCCGCAGTTTCGGCATCATGTCTATCGAAAGGGCTGTCGAAGAGTTATATGGAGATTCCTGGACTGACGAGGAAAAGGCTGAGGAAATCGTCCGCTTGAAAGCCGAGCAGGGCTACACCGAACTGGATGAGCCCGCTGTCAACAAGGATGCGGATCAGGGCGATCCTCAACAGGATGATGGTCTGCCAGAGGGTGACGGCTGATGGCTGAGGATCAGAAGAAAAAGCGAGATCCGTATGACATCGTTGCGATCTTCGAGGCAATGGCTCTGGATTTGATAGCGTCGCTCAAGCGGAACTTTAAGCGTCATAAGCAAGAAGAAATAAAAGAGGGATTCCGCTGGGATCGTTGGCAGCTGGTCAAGCTGCGAAGCCTGGCCAGTTACCGGAAGGCAAACAGCCGTATTGTCAGACGCGCGTTTCGTGAAGCGGAGAAGCTGACGGAGGATGTACTCCGGGAAAGCTTTGCCGAGGGAGAGCGCACCGTTGAGAATGAGATGAAACGGCTGTTTGGAACGGAGCGACGAGCTGCATATGAGGTGACAAGTGAGATCCGGTTTCCGATAGACGAAAAGCCCAGACTCATGATCCCTGATTACGAGCCGGGCAAAGTACCGTACGAACAGTTGCCGCGCGCCGCTCCGGAAAGTCAGTTTTTCGGCATGAACGAAAAGAAGCTTGAAGCTTTACAAGAGTCCGTGAAAAACGATCTCATACAAGCTGAGCAAGGCGTGCTGCGGAAGATGGATGATGTCTATCGCCAGGTCATCTATAAGGCGGAGGTCAATATGGCAGCCGGAGCTAAGGCACTGGATCAGGCGGTTGATATGGCAACGCGTGATTTTTTGGCACGCGGCATTGACTCTATTACTTACAGCGACGGTCGAAAGGTTAACATCGCATCCTGGGCTGAAATGGCGCTGCGGACTGCAAGCCAGCGAGCAACATTTTTAGGTGAAGGAAAAAAGCGAGATGAGTGGGGCGTCTATACCGTGGTGATGAGCGCTCATGCTAACTGCTCACCGTGGTGTTTGCCGTACCAGGGCACAGTGATGATCGATGATGTGTATACGTCGATCACTCCGGAGCAGGCTGAGCAGCTGGCCAAGGAGATGAAGTTGGTCCGGTTGTCAGAAGCCATGAAGGAAGGAGTGTTTCATCCGAACTGCCGGCACACACTGTCCACGTACTTCCCGGGGATCAGTCGGTTGCCGGAGCCGGTGGATGACGAAGTAGCTGTAAAGCTATATAAAGCGGAACAATATCAACGCTATATTGAGCGCAACATCCGCAAATACAAACGCCTTGCCGCCGGCTCGCTGGACGAGCAGAACGTTGAACGATACAAGCGTAAGGTGAGCGAATGGAATGCGCGAATGGAGGAGCTGCTCGAAGCCTATCCGCAGCTGCGCCGTGATCGGGCGCGTGAAGTTGATAAGGTGATGGTGGTGTAGAGATGGAAAGAAAATTGACAATCATCATAAATCACGTTGAAGGAACTGTTGACTATGAGTCTGATGAGGGTATCACAGTATTTGAAGCACTCGGTGCAATTGAATATGTGAAGTTGCTGATAAGCAAAGAGATTGAGGATGCTGAGTAGCAGAATGGTTAAGGTGATCCAATATCTCGTCTGGCGCTGACGTTACAGTGCCTTTTATTATTTGAAAGGGTGAGATCAATGGCTAAATATCGCAAAAAGCCTGTCGTTATTGACGCGTTCAAATGGACAGGAGACCGAGAACAGTTGGAAGACCCAATATGGATTGTGGAAGCTATTGCAAATGGCACTGTAACGATTCGAAGCGATTGCTCTTCCGATGTAAAACTGGTCGTTAAAACGCTTGAAGGTGAAATGACCGCAAATCGCGGAGATTACATTATCCGTGGCGTGAAGGGAGAGATTTACCCCTGCAAAGCGGATATTTTTGAGCAGACTTATGAAGCTGTCGGCTGTGAAAATTGTAAGGGAAAAGGAAGGGTATGGGACTGCGTCGGCGAGTACTATTACGACTGTCCGTATTGCAGCGTTTAATGTCTGCCCTGTCGCATGGCGTTAAACTAGGCGTACCCGCGGCTGGGGTATATCAGCCGGACACCATTAAGCGGACGAACCGCTATAAAAATTCGGAGGGTGATCTATTGTGGATTGGTTAAAAGAACTGCTGAAAAAAGCAGAGGTTGAAGAGACGAAGGTCGATCAGATCGTTGGCGATATCAATAAAGCGATTCCGGAACACTTCGTGCCGAAAGCCCGGTACAACGAAGTGGCTGAGGCGAAGAAGAAACTTGAATCGGATATCGGTCAACGAGACAAGCAGCTGGAGGAGCTCAGTAAGGCTGCCGGCACCAGTGAAGAGCTCAAGAAGCAGATTGAGCAGCTGCAAGCTGAAAACAAAGCCGCGGCTGAGAAGTACGCTGCAGAGATCAAGGATCTGCAGATCAAGAGTGCGATCAAGTCAGCAATCAGCGGCAAGGTACATGACGAAGATTTGGTTGCCGGCCTTTTCGACAGGTCGAAGCTTGTGCTGGACGGTGACAAGGTGGTCGGCCTGGATGAGCAACTCAAGTCGCTGCAGGAGAGCAAGGCGTTCCTGTTCAAGCAGGACAACTCGCAGCAGCAGCCCGGCTTCCATATCGGCGGTAACGGCGGTCAGCCGCCGAAGGTCGACAACGACCAGCTGGCCGCCATTTTCGGAAACGATCAAAAATAATTCAGGAGTGATGAACAATGGCGAATGCGTTCAACTACGTCACCGCGTTTGAAACGCAGCTGCAGCAGAAATATGCTCGCGAACTGACCAGCGCCGCGCTTACCACGG